GAGAATGTGGTGGCCAAGGTGGGCCAGATCGCAGCCTCGGTCGAGATCGACCCGGCGCGGCCCGTGCATACCCTGCCAGCCGTGGGCGTGCTGCCCCCAGCGCCTTCGGCACGTCGCGTGTACGCCGATAACAATGCCCTCCTCTTCGACGGCATCTCGCCGTTCACGGTGGATCAGGCGGGAATCGTGCGGCTGTCCACGGTCATCACCATGTACCAGCGCAACGCGGCAGGAGCAGAGGACACCTCGTACCTCTTCTACAATACCATGGCGACTCTGGCCTACCTCCGGTATTCGTTCCGGGTATGGATCCAGACCCGTTACGAGCGTGCCAAGCTCGCCAACGACGACTCCCCCGTGCCATCCGGCCAGGTCATCCTCCGCCCGAAAGACGGGTACGCGGAGGCTGTGGCCTGGTTCAAGGAGATGCAGGCTCTCGGCCTGGTGGAAGGTCTCGACCAGTTCAAGCGCGATCTCATCGTGCAGCGCAGCACCAGCAACGTCAACAAGATGGAGTGGATCCTGTCCCCCGACTTGATGAACCAGCTGATCGAGAACGCGATCAACATGCAGTTCCTGAACTGAGAAGTTCCCGAACGAAACACTAAAGGAAAGGAATAGGATATGTCCAGAACAGGCGGCATCATCACCTTCAAGGTGCAGGGTGTCCAGCACGACGCCAAGGGGAACTTCTCGTACAACCTTGGCTTCAACAAGACCGAAACCGCTCTCGGGTCGGACCGTCGTCACGGTTACACCGAGAAGCCGCAGGCATGCTACATCGAGGGCGAGATCACGGATCGCCCCGATATCAAGTTGAAGGACCTCTTCAACTTGAGGCAGGCAACCGTGACGCTCGAACTCGCCAACGGCAAAGTTATCGTGATGCGCGGCGCACGGTACGCAGGCGAGGGCAAGGGCCAAACCGACGAAGGCAATCTCGAGATCCGCTTCGAGGGCGATGATTGCGAGGAGATCTGAAATGAAGGCAGAAGACATCGAGAAGCTCGAAACACCGATCGTGATCGAACTCAAGTATCCCATCAAGCAGGGCGAGAAGGAGGAACCACTCAAGAAGGTGGTCTTCGAGCGGCACGCCATCGCGGACGACTTCAAGGGTCTGTCCGCACGGCTCACCATCGAGGAGCAAATCATTCTCGCCGCCAGGCTGTCCGAAATCCCGCGTCCCATCCTGGGCAGGATGAAGGCCCCCGACATGTTCCGCATGTTGGAGGAGCTCACGGGTTTTTTGCAGCCTGGCCAAGTGGATGGGAAGACGCCCTCGGAAGCCTAGCCTACACCTTCAAGTGGAGCCCGGACGTACTCTGGAAAATGACGGCGCAAGACCTGGAATTCTGGAGTGAACGGGCGAACAAGATTGCCAAGGAAATAGAGAGAGCCTCACGTGCTTAAAATAGTCAGCATCGTAATCTCGGGAGTAGATAGGTTCACCGGCACCGCCGGAAAGACTTTGAAGTCCCTCGACATGATCCAAACGCGCATGGAGAAATTCGGGCGCGGTTTTGCGATTGGCGGTGCTGGTGCATTGGCTGGTGGGTACGGTCTCGCCCGTGTTACGGGATTAGACCAGTTACCCGGTCAGCTGGTGCGTGCGGAACGCTCTCTCATTTCCTTGGGCAATGTGGGCGACCTTACGAAGGAGCAACTCAAGCCGCTGGGCGACGAGGTGTTCCGCCTCCAGAAGATCACCAACCAGACCAACGAAGAACTCCTCACCGGCCTCAATACCCTGGTGGCCGCAGGCTTGGACCCGATCCAGGCCAAGAATTTCTTGAAGCCCATTGGCCAGGCGGCCACGGCAGAGAACGCTGAGATCCAAGACCTTGCCCGTACCACCTTCACGGTTTACGACAACCTGAAGGTCCCTGTCAACGATCTCAACAAGGCCCTGAACATCATGACCCTTGCCGGTAAGCGTGGCCGGTTCGAGCTCAAGGACATGGCCCGCGAGTTCCCTGCCCTGTCGGCGGGTGCCTCTCTGCTTGGCCTGTCCAACCAGAAGACTGCCAACGGGTTAACCGGCGGGTTACGTGCCGTCTCCCAGATGTCCGCAGCATTGCAGATCAGCATGAAGGGCGCGGGCACCCCGGAGCAGGCCGCGAACAACATGGCCAACTTCTACCAGAAAGTGTTCTCGAACGAGACCATGCAGCAGATGAAGAAGATTACCGGCAGCCCGGTGACCCTCATCAAGCTCTGGAGCAAGGCCATGAAGGACGGTCAGGACCCGGTCGAGCAGACGATCAAGTACCTGGACGACCTCACCAACGCTGGGAACAAAGTGGCCGTGACCGCCGAGGAAGCACGCGAGGCGGGCGGGTACAAGGCCGCACGCATCGGCAAGATATTCACCGACCGCCAGGTGCAGGACTTCGTGAAGATCATGATGCCCAATCTCGAGCGGTACGCCGAGCTCCGCGACGAGTGGGTCAAGCGTCCTCTCAAGGACCAGGACATTATCTCCAAGGACTTCGCGAACATCATGGGCAGCACGGCCGAGCAGTGGAAGCTCCTGAAGATCAACATGGCCGCCACCCTCGCCCCAAACCTGGGTGGACCACTCGCCACAGCGAACAACCTGATCAAGGAGATCAACCAGAACTCTCTACTCACCAAGGGCATCTTAATCTCCATCGGCGGCCTTTTGGCCGGTGGCCTTATCTTGACTAGCCTAGGAGCCATGGCCTTCTCCTTCAGTTCTATCGCCGCATTCATGGGCAGCACCTTAACGGGTGCAACACTGTTCGCCAAGGCAGCACCAGCAATGCTGATCGGGCTGAAGGCCGTGGCCGTGGCCGGTGCAGGTATGTTCGCTGTGATGATCACCGACGGGTTAACCAAGGCGTTCCTCGGCTACAAGGTTGGTCTCGGCGACATCGTTTCGAGCGGTGGGTATTACAACGCGCTTGAGGACAAACGCAAAGAAGACTTGCGCATCAAGCTCAAGAGCATGTATCCGCACTGGACTGACGAACGCATCGAAGCGCAGGTCAACAAGTCAGATGGCCGCCCTGGTTCCGCCCCAGCGCAGGACCCCGGTACCTTCCAATACGGGTGGGGCGGGATGGGCATGGGTGCGTATTACATGCCAGCGCCGAAGGCAAAGGTGGAGGTCGAGTTCAAGAACGCCCCGCCTGGCACCAAGGTGACGACCGTAGAGAAGAAGGGGATGGACCTCAACGCGGACCGTGGGCCGTATAGGAACTGACGATCTATGGGTTGGGAACAAAGGTTCAAGCAAGGCGCATTCGGCATTGACGCCACGAAGGGAAACGCATCCTTTCGTGGTGTTCCGTTTTTCCTCGAGACCAATGGCGCAATCTTCGGCAAGCGGTTAGCCGAGCACGAATTTCCGCAGCGCAATACGCCATTCATCGAGGAACTTGGAAGTTCCATCAAGAAGTTCACGGTTGAGGGATACGTCCTGGGCGACGACCACCTCGAGCAGCGGGACGCCATACTGGCCGCATGCGCCAAGCCTGGCAGCGCCATCCTCATTCACCCGTATTACGGGAAGCTCACCGTTCAATGCAAAGAGGTCCGGCCAAGCGAGTCGGTGAACACTCTGCGCAAAACGGTCCTTGCTTTCGACTTTGTAGAAGCTGGCGAGTTCCAGTTCAGCACCACCAAGATCAACACGGCGGTCAACGTCCTGTCCAAGGTGGATGCGGCCTACCTGAAACTCGACGAGCGGTTCCGCGAGCTCTACCAAATCGCAGGTATCCCATTCTCCGAAGCACAGCAAGTGCAGAAGGTGTTGAACCTGGGCGTTACTGCCCTGGCCAATGCGAAGAAGGTGGTCGGCCAAGTAGCCGAATTCAGCTACGCCTTGAACCGCATGCGGGATACCGTAACCACTCTGTTCGCTGATGCGGCCGAGCTTATCAAAAGCATCGTGGACTTGAGCGCCTTCGGCATCACCGATGACAGCGTGCTTGGCGACGTGATCGTGGATAACAACCAGGCATTCGCGGACATGAAGGTGCTCTGGGACTTCGCCCCTACCAAGACCATTCCCAGTGGTCCTTCCGACGTGCTGGTGCAGGCCATGCAAATCTCCGGGGTCATTGCCGCAGGTGGCGTCATGTCGAAGATTTCCTTCGAGAGCGTAGAGGATGCACAGGCTGCCCGTCAGGCTATCCTGGCAAAGATAGATGAACTGGTCTTGTCGGAATCGCCGGTGCTGGACGATGATTTGTTCATCGTACTCTCCGAGTTACGTGTGGCCGTGTCGCAGGACATCGACGAGCGGTCGGTTAATTTAAGCCGCTTAACCAGCTACTCGGTGAACCAAGCACTCCCATCCCTGGTCATTGCGAATACGCTGTACGGCAGCATCGACCAGGAAGAGAACATCATCGCGCGGAACAAGGTCAAGCACCCTGGGTTCCTTGGCCCTAACTTGCAGGTACTCCTGAATGCCTGAAGCACAGGACGTCGTAACGCTATTGGTGGATGGGGAGGAATTGTCTGGCTTCAAGTCAGTCAACATTATCTCTTCCCTGGAAACCCTGTGTGGGAGCTTTGAAGTTACCCTGGCCGACAAGCTAGACGGGAAAAACTTCAAGCTCAAGACGCAATCCTCTTGCGTGGTTAAGATCGGTAGCGACACGATTATCACTGGGTTCATCGATCGTGTAACTCCAAAATTCGACGCACGCTCGCACTCGGTAGTCATTAAGGGACGGGATAAGACCGCTGACCTGGTGGACAGCTCCATCGAGACGCCACCGCTCGAGTACGGCAAGAACCAAGACCTCTTCAAGCTGGTGCAGAAGTGGGTCGCGCCGCACAGCATTACGGTGATCAAGGACTACGACATTGTTCCTAAGTTCCCACAGAAGCTCGCCGTATCCCTGGGGGAGACCTGTGCCGAGGTTATCATCCGCGCATGCCGCATGAAAGGTATCATCCCGATTACCGATGGCACGGGGCGCTTGCTGCTCACCGCCAGCGGTGGGGAACTCTCCGACGACTCTCTTGCCTACGAGGTAAATGTCAAAGCGGGTGAAGCAGATTACGACTACGCGAACCGATTTTACAAGTACACCTTCCGCACCCAGAATAACAACGAGGACGAGGTCATCGCCGAGCTGTGGAACCGTAGCTTGGAGGTTTCCGGTAGCGCCACCGATCCCTCCATCAAGAGGCAGAATCGCAAGGTGGTTCTCGATGCCGAGCACGACGCCACGCGCGATGAGTGCAAGAAGCGTGCGGAGGTGGAGGCCCTGGTGCGTGCTGCCAACGGACAGACCGCATCGGTAACCGTGCAAGGCTGGCGGCAGTCAACCGGCAAGCTCTGGAAGAAGAACATGATTGTCCCGGTAGATATCCCGCCGCTGTACATCAACCAGGAGCTCCTGATCTCCGAGGTCAGTTACACCTTAGGAGAAGACGGTTCCGAATCTACGCTCAAGCTGGTACGCCCGGACGCCTTCAACCCCGGCACCAAGTTCAAGATACCTAGACGTTCCGGTGTCAGCAGTGCTACCCCTAACGGCTCGATCAAGAAGCAGGCCGAGACAGGGTTCGGGTTCTGATGGATATCCAAGCACAACTCGACCGCTACGTCGTGCGCCCGCTCATGCGGCGCATTAGTGGCATGATCTTGCGATCCATTGTCCTCGACGTGACCGACGCAGCAAACAAGTTACAGCTCTTGAAAGTGCAGACCGGCGCTGAAGGCGAAGCCCTTTCCAACGTGGAGAGGGTTCAAAACTTTGGCATGAGTTCAAACCCGCCTGCGGGGGCGCAGGCTGTGATTTTGTGCCGGGGTGGTCAAGGGGGTGCCCCCCTGGCCCTTGCGGTGGATTTGGCCAGTTCCAGGCCCCCAGCGGCGCAGGGTGAAGTCATAGTGTACAACGCCCACGGGATCCAAATAAAATTGCTTGCAAATGGTGTCACCGAAATTGGTAATGGAACTACTTTAGCCCCTACCGCTGGGGTTGTGACCGGTGAGTGTATTTCCCCATTCACTGGGGCACCTTTCCCGGATAAGTCGGCAGTCGTACGCGCGAGGAAACTCTAATGGCACTTAACGCAACCAGGCTCGCAAACGCCATCAAGACCACGCTAGGCGGGCAAGGGTTTGTCTTCGAGCCGGGCGCTCCGAACACTAGGTTCGTGGACGCCTTCTGCGCAGCACTGGTCACGGAGATTACCGGGAACGCGGTCGTTACGGGTGCCGTAGCGGTTACCAGTGTCTCCGGGGTTACACCAGGCGGCGGCGTATCCGGGCCAGGTACCGGCAACCTTACCGGAGGTACGATCACATGACGGCACGAGTCTATTCCGGGGACGCCCGACTGACCATGAACCTGGACAATGCAGATATCACCATACAAAATGGTGACCTTTCCCGGGACGAGTCCTTAGAGACTTCGATCCTTATCTGCATTTACACGGACGCACGGAACGTCGGCGAGACCGAGTTCGCTGGGGACGTGCGCGGGTGGTGGGCCGACAACACGGCAGGCTCTCTCCTGTGGTTGCTGGAACGCAGCAAGACCGAATCGGCTGTGCTAGGTATGGCCGAAGATCGCTTGCGCTCGGCCCTGCAATGGTTGATCGACGACGGGGTAGCCGAGAAGTTCACCGTCACCGCTGCAAGACAGGGTACCGTCGGGATTACGATCACCGTGCAAGTGTACCGACCACAGGACGGGAACAACCCAGCAACCTTCAGATACTTCTACAACTGGCAAGCCCAGTTATCGTGAGGCTATATGGCACTAGGAATTCAATCCGGATCTGTAGTAGATCGCAGCTTCAACTCGGGCGGACTCATGAACGCCCTGGACGATCTTATGGTAGAGATCCCTGCCAACCATGGCGGCGGGTGGTTCATGTGGGACGATCGTCGCGGCATCTCGACCGATCCCTACGTAGTATATTGCGACCAGGCCACGCCAACCCCAA